TTCTTTACATGCAATAAGACCATCTACAGTACAAGGTACTTTAATGGTTGCCATCTTACCAAATTTTCTATGAAGTCTTTTACCCTCAGAAATCATATTCTCAGCATTACCAATAACTTCCATACTTAAATCTGTAACACCAATCTCCTTGAACTCTTGGTAAACATCTTCATGCTTTCTACCACTCTTGCGGATAAGAGTTGGATTAGTAGTTAATCCATCAATCAGTCCAGTTTTATAATACTTACGAACGACATCTGTTTCAGCAGTGTCAAGAAAAATTTTCATTGTAATAATTTAGGTAATTTATTTAGTCAACCTTGCCAAATCATATCAGGCATAGGTGTTTGCTGTCCTCTCAATAGGAACATTAGAATAAAATAACATAGGAACCAAGAGAAATTAAGAATTATATTCTGTCTCCACAGAAACTTTCTAACTCTTGTAGCAGTCTCTACTTTTTTTACTGATGCAGGATCATACTGATTGCCACTTGCTCTTAAAATCTGCTCTATGATAAGAGAAACAATAAGACCAATAACAAAAGGTAAGAACCAGAAGTCTAAAAATGTAGATACAAACAATAAGAACTGAGTCATTCTCCCTCGTCGTGTTTATGTGCTAATTTACCAGACATTTCATATGCCTCTTTGTTACCACCATGACCATGTGCTATTCCTAATTCATGCATCTTGGCATGTTCATCAATAGCATCTCTAAGATCTTTCTTACCAGCACCAAAGGTTAGGTAGATTCCATATGCAACTAAACCTAAGAGAAGTAAACCAAAAAATAGAATTAATCCTTGATCAGGAGTAAGATTTAAATGAGGGATTATAGCATCTGGTTGCTTTTCCCATGTACCAGGTAGATTGTAAACTGAGGGTTTTGATAAAAAAATCATTGTTTTAATAGTGCAGGAACATTTCCATCGTCATCATCATCATCATCTTCGTCTTCGTCTTCACTTTCCAATTCTAATTTTAACTCTTCGATCCGTTCTTGTAAAGCTCTGTATTCCTCCAAATCACAACTTGTTTTCTTTTCAAAACTGACACCTAATAATTTTTCACCAGGTTCAACATCTACCATCTCTGGATGAAGACGCTTAGTAACTTCAGTAGTCCATGTACCAGCATTATAATTTTTCACAGAATTAGATCTCCATCCCGAAAGAACAGAGCGAACTGCCCATACTAAAAGAAATATCCATGTTAGTGAAAAAACTATGTCGGTTATTGGATTCATCTTCTATATTTTAAAGGCCAAGTATAATGCAATCCAATAACCATAACGATTATAAAGAAAAATGGGAATATTGTAATCATCGTTTTACATCGTGAGCACATCCATCACCAGTGTAATCATCACTATCATAATATCCATTCTTACTTCCAAAGAAGAGTGTGAGTCCTACAAATGGAAGTGCTGCAAGTATTAGGAATGTTTCTAAAATCATCTATTGAGTAATCTTTTAATTGGTACTTGTCTTACTTTATCTATAACATCATCGAGTATATCAGTCTCCACCTGATCTTTAATCTGATCAATAACATTTACATCAAGATGCATAAAGGGAGGAATAATACCAAGTATACGAAGCAATCCATCAAGAAATAATGCAAGAGCAGTGAATCCAAGTATCATACTAATGATAGTTGCCTCACGATTATGTTTTGCCATTGAGGCTTCATCTATTCGCCGTGCCTCTTCAACTGCTTCAGCAACCATTGCATCAACTTCTGCTTTGGTATAGAAATCCCCTAAAATGGGAATGTCGTGCTTGTCCATAGTTTTCATTATACGTTCTTAGTATAACACCTGTGTCAAGTATTACAATTATATATTATTACATCATCTCATGAACATGTCCAGATGGGCGTTCCCCCATCATTTTTTGATGATGACGATCCAATTGCTGAATCTTATTCAACATCTCTTGCTTCTTTTCGATGTCTTCTAATTTTTTCTGAACCGCTTTTAGTTCTGATTGAATCTTATCTTCCATTAAAATGAATAGAATTCTACCAGTGTATAGAGATTTTATTTATTTGATTTCAAAATTGAGTTTACGAACTTTACGTTTTCTTCTTTGTTCTTGCCACTCTAAATCTTGAGATGTTAACTTATCTTTTTCTTTTTTCTCATCAATTCTTCTAACGATAATAGTTTTCGATAGATCTGATGCTGTTATACTATCTCCTATAACAGTCATCATATTAGGACAACCACAACTCCTTGTTTGCGTATCTGAACTTGTGATCTCCTTGTTACATTGTTTGCATCGGACTACTATCATAATTATTCATCCTAAAAATCTCTATTCACTATGAATATTTATTCATATAGAATCTTACAGTACCGCCTAATCCTGCATCAAAAGGTATCTGAGGAACCCATCCTGTCCTCTCAGTCAGTTTAGAAAAGTCTGTTCCGTACCTTTTATCTACACCAGGTCTATCATTTGATACTCCAATTAAACTATGAGGTTTATTTAACATATCTAAAATCTTTCTAGTAACTTCAATATTCTGAACCTCACATCCTCCACCAATATTAAATTTATCATTCAATACTTTTTTCTCATCTAATGTCCAAATAGCACAACAATGATCATCAACATGCATCCAATCTCTTATCTGTTCTCCACCATCATGCATGTATGTTATTTCATCATTCAAAGCATTCTTAATAACTTTAGGAATTAATTTCTCCTCGTGCTGACCTGGACCATAATTATTGGAAGAACTGGTAATAAGATAAGGAAGACCATAAGTATTATACCATGTCCTCACCATATGTTCTGCTGCTGCTTTAGTGGCAGAGTATGGATTACGTGGATCATAGGGAGTCTTTTCAGTAAATAAACCCTCTTCACCATATTCTAAAGAACCATAAACTTCATCAGTAGAAATGTGATGAAACTTTTCTACCTCATGAGTAACACTTGATCTCAATAGATTAACTGTCCCAGTAATATTAGTATTAATAAAGGGAGTTACATCCTTAATAGAATTATCTACATGACTTTCCGCAGCAAAATTAAATACTTTGGTTGGTTTAACTTTATTAAAGATATATTCTACATGTTCTGCATCACTAATATCGCACCAAATAAATTTATGTTGTGATGGAATATATGATTCATTAGCAGCATAGGTAATGTTATCTAATACAACAACTTCATCATCAGTTACTCTTGTAAGATAATGAAGAAAGTTACTACCTATAAATCCTGCACCGCCTGTTACTATGATCATTTAACTCTTTCAATAATTGCTGGGGCCTTACACGCTAAGGGGGTGGTGGTGTTCCTCAACGATGCCCCGATAATATTATAGCACCTTTGTCAAGTATCTGGTTCTAATGAAACTATTTCTAATTCATCTTCATCTTCTATTTCTATCCACTCTTCAAACTCTGCATAAAGTGCTATCTTATCTCCACAAAGTTCTGCATCTTCTATCTTATCAATTGCCCATTCTCTAGTGTGAGCAACGATATCATCCGTCGTCATTCCCATAATAGTCTTTTCTGAAGTATCTTGAGAGGATGTTGCTATTATAGTACTTTGGTGTGCCGTCGTCAAGTTGCTCTGTAAGAACTCCGTGTGCAAAGAGTTGTCGGGTTTCCTCGAAGTTTGTTTTGCCTTTTGTATGATGTAATGATAAGATAGTTCGACTAAAATTCTCTCTGCCAATCTTCCCAATCTCTTCTTTAAGTTCAGGACAAGACCCATAATACTTCTTCCAATCAGATTCAGATTTTACTTTGCGTTTCTTACCCTTTGGGGTTCTAAACTGCCAAAAGTATTTACGTCCGATATATTCTCTTCCGTTGGTCTTATTTATGATACTATAAACAAATCCGTAATATTCGTTAATATCAGTTGACTCGAATACTTTTTTATTATATCTCCAAGGATTCTCATACTTAATAGTCATACTCGTCAAGGACATCCAATGCATTATTTAGAATGCGTTGAGCTGCCCCTCTTTGACGATCATCCCATTCAGGATACCAACTATTATTAGCAAGACCATTCTTAATATGATTAAGTCTAGCGGTCATGTCTATTTTTTTAAGTCTGCCGTTCATATATTCAGGGTACTTAGGGAAAGGTGGATCAAGTCTCATTTCTTTCCTCTATTTAACTACAAACTACAATTTAAATCCACTAAATGTGTCCTTTTTAACATCTTGTTTGATTCCCCCCACAACATATGACTCAACTTCTGTCTCTTGTGGTGCTAC